AGATATTCTATCTTTTTCTTATAGTGAGTCATATTACTTATATTGTGAGTTTATACTAACATAGCAAGCATATAAATACTTCACAAGAGATGACAACTAAGCATCTGACTCCGAGGCGGGACGTGGACAGGAGTTATTAGAGCAACTTAAAGCTAGGCGTAGTTGATTGGATAAGTGTAGGAGTCAGAATCAAAGGAGGATTAGTGGGGTTGGACGATACTAAATCTATTTTAGCCAATGCTAGAGTAAAGGCTTTAGAAGCAGAAGCAGCAAAGCTTTTAGCTGAGGCTCGTTCCTCTGAACTACATAATTCTTATGCAACAATCGAACTTTTAAGAAAACAGGAAGAGGAAGCAAAGAGGGTTGCTAGCGACTATCATCATAGAGTATACAGATTTGATGATGTTGTTCAGACAGTTTCAGTAAAGAAGTGTATGGAGGCTTTAGCTCAGTGGCACAGATTAGATATTGCAGAAAATCAGTCTCCAAGTCACTTGTCTGTTGTCTTCTCTAGTCCTGGTGGTTCAGTTATTGATGGATTTGCGTTATTTGATTTTATTCAGGAGTTAAGAGGCAGTGGTCATGTTATCACTACTAAGGCTCTTGGTTATGCAGCTAGCATGGCGGGTATTCTTTTACAGGCAGGAGATGATCGCGTAATGGCTGCTCAGTCTTGGTTGATGATCCACGAAGCAGCCTTTGGTGATATTGGTAAGACCTCTGATATTGAGGATAGGGTTAAGTGGGTTAAAAAGATTCAGGATAGAACTACAGATATTTTTGTCTCAAGGATGAATTCTGCTCTTGACAAGAGAGAAGCAGATGGTGAGACTCTTAAGAGAGGACAGCGCCTATCCAAGCAGACTTTCCAGAACAGGTGGCTTCGCAAGGATTGGTGGCTTAGTTCTGATGATGCTTACTACCACGGTTTAATTGATCGTATAGATAATACAATGTCCGTTTAGGCGGAAGCTACTTGCCAATGTGAGGCTAAGACTCCAACGGATTAAGTCAGAGGAGTTTATGGGTAGTACGAGCGGTGTGAAAACACAGGAAAGGATAAAGAAATAAAATGGCACTTACGTTAAGTAAAACTAGATCAGGAGTTGTGGGTGACTTAGCCTATTGGCTTGGTACTGCAACCTTTGATAATGCTTATGCAGTTGGTGGGGAATCTTTTACGGCTGCCAATGCTGGCATGAGTAATATTCTTTGGGCTAGTACAGTTCTAAGGGGAGCAGGAAATCAGGCTTCCGCTGCATGGGATGACGCTAACTCTAAGATTAAATTATTTGCAGAAGTTATTGGCCCTACTGCTGCTATTGATGGAGAAACTGCGGTTACAGGATTAATTCAGGATGATGATGCTGCGGCTTCAACTGGCGTTGCTGTCTATGCTGTTGTTGATTCTGATCCCGGTATTGTGGGGGCTGCAAGAGGCCACTTCGAGTTCGTCTCTCCTACCAATGCTGATGGACGCGGAGAGTGGAGTGCGACCTATAAGAATCAGTTTTTTATTAAGGATAATGATGATGCTGCTACGGCTGGAACGGCGGTTCGTGCTGTTGCTGCGGGTGCAGGTTTAGAGTCTACTTTTGGTGCAGCCCTTGGTGCTAATGGGCCTCTGTACGTTAAGTTAGCCCACGGTGGAGTTGCTACAACTAACTTCCCCGATGTGTATGTTGCAGTTACAGAAGCAACTACAGGGTCTACGCCAACTCTTTATTTTGATGAGGATGCGGCTGAGGAGTCTGAGCGGTTAATGGCAGTTGTGGTAGACAATACTGATGAAACATTCCCCGTTCTAACTGTCTATGGTTATGAGGAAGTTCCAGTAGGAACAGATTGTGATCTGGCAGTTGTTGATGTTTTTGCAGTTGGTATTCCGTAAGGATAAATTATGGCTATTACCATTAGTAGAAATTTACCTGGAACTACAGCAGATACAGCCGACTATCCAATTGATGTATTTCAACTTGGGGCCTATAAGGCTGTATTTAGGGTAATTACTATGGATGATGCTTATGCTAGTGGGGGCGAATCACTCGCCCCCTCTGACATAGGTTTTGCAAAAATTTATGCTGTTGCTGTTCTTTCTGCAAATACGGCAGCTCTTTCAGCATCTTATGATGTTGCAAACGAAAAATTCGTAGTTTACCCCGTTGCTGTTCCTGCTTATGGAACTACGGCAGATACCGTTATCGAAACACCGTTTCCTGATCTTACAAATGTTCAGTTTACTGTTTTGATTGTGGGGAGATAATATGACTAATCGATTAGCTCGTAGAGCATTTACAAAATCAGTAGCGGATACTGCTACTAGCACTACACTATTAGACGAAAACCCCGCTCGTTTGGGAGCATCTATCTATAATGATTCAACGGTTAATCTCTTTTTAAAATTAGGTGAATCGTTGGTAGCTGAGAGTTCAACGTCTGTTACATTCCAGGATGATAACGATGCAGCTACTACGGGTGTAGCTTTGTATGTTGTTGTGGATCAAGTTAATCCTCTTGGTGATGGATATAATATTGGTCACTTAGAGTTTATATCCCCAACTAATGCAGATGGATCAGCTAGATTAAAGACTGGAACCAATGCGTTTGTTCCGGTTAGAGATAATGATAATGCTGCTTCACGGGGTACAGCTATTAGTGCTCAGGCAGCAGGAGCGGGTTTGGAGTCATTAATGTTAGGAACTAATCCTACTCTTATCCCTATCTATGATGATACGACTTATAGAACATTAACAGGAAAGTATTTGTATATCGCTAATCCAACCTCTCTTACGGCTGGTGGAGCATTACTATATTTTGATGAAGATGCAACCAATGATTATGAAAAGATCATGGGTGTGATTGTTGATAATGCCGATGAAACTGCATTAGCCTATCAGTTTAGTGCTACTGCTTCTTCAACTGATTTTACGGCTAGGTTAGTTCCGAATGATCTGTATGAAACTCCGTTTGGGTTTACAGGAGTTATTACAGGAATTTGGTCTTCCGATGCTTCTGGATCGGCTAGAATAACGGAATTCGTATAATGCCGCTTTATCATAATAAAGAAAAAAGCAGGGCAGAGAGACAGCTTGAAGGAGCTGGCTTTATTGCTGAAACTTATTCTCGTATAGGCACTATGGGAGATGCGGGAGGAAACTATTATAGTTGGTCTAACGGATCTGTTGGTGAAGGAAACGCTACTTTGATAGCGTTGAATAAGGGCGAGGTTATTACCAACCTCCATTGTCTTATTGGTACTGCTGGTGATACTGTTACATATGGAAAGATGGCTCTATATGATAAGAGTGGTACTCAGTTAGCTATTACAGGAGACGAAAAAACCGCCTTTGATGATAATAGCGGATTACAGACAATGGCATTAACAGCGGCTTATACTGTACCTACAACTGATGTATATTATGTCTGTGTTCTACAAGTAGCTACTACCGCTGCTACCCTGTTAGAGCCCTCTAGTTTTACGGGAGTGGGTGCTGCGGCAGGATCAGGAAAGCCTCTTAGTGTTTCTCAGGGAAATGCAGCCACACTAGAAGCATCAGTTACATTTACTGTTAATGCTCATAATGTTTGGTTTGCAGTTAGTTAAAGGAGAATAAATTATGCCGTTATATGGACATCCACTCTCTGATGAGGAACTAAGAGCATTACCTGTTGAAACAATTTCGGGCAAAGCCGGAACTTCCACGATAACTTCTGTTGCTTCTTCTATTACTAGTGTGTCGTTATTAGCTGCTAATACTGATAGACTTGGTGCAACGATTTATAATGATGGTAATAAGAAGTTATATATTGCTTTTGGCTCTACTGCTTCAACTACCGCATTTACTGTTGAAGTTCATAAGGAACAGTATTTTGAAGTTCCTTATACTTATACAGGAGAAATTAGTGGTATTTGGGACGTTGCCAATGGAAGTGCGAGGATTACTGAATTAGAGGCTTAATGTTTGCTTCAAATACTCAGCCTCCGAAAAAGAAAAATATTGTCGATATTGAGCCTTGGGTTTGTCTTAGTTGTGGGCACTTGCTGGCTTATTATATTGTGAACTGTCCAATCTGCTATAAATACAGGGGTGAATAGATAATGGATGAAATTAATCTACAGTCTGAGGATTCACGATTTGTTACGCTTGGTTTGGAGAAAGTAGAAGCTGAAAGAGATTTATTTTTGGCGCAGAAGAAACAGGTTGAAATTGAAATTAGAAACTCTGAGCTTAGTTATAAAAGTAATTTAAGAACTCTTGATAGTTATGGAGTTCTTGAAGAGGAACGAGGAGTATTCACTTTCTATTCTATTATTACCGAAGATACCATTCTTCCCTTTATGAAAAGGTTGGATGCTTGGAGTGGAAGAAATATAGGAAAACCAATAACAATTATTTTTAATAGTCCGGGCGGTGTAGTATTCGACGGCCTTGCTTTTTATGACTTCATGTGTGAGTTAAAGCGGCGGGGGCATAAGCTTACTACTAAGTGTATTGGTGCTGCAATGAGCATGGGAGCAATTCTGTTGCAGGCCGGTGATGAAAGAGTTATCTCTTCTAATGCTTTCTTCTTGATCCATGAGGTACAGCTTTTCATGGACGATCATAGAGGATATTCAACTACTCAGTTAGACGATCAGAGAGAGCTTCAAAGAAAGCTACAGAAAAGGATTGTGGGTCAGTTAGCGGAGAGAAGTAGTCTATCTGTTGAAGAGATTGAAGAGAAGTGGAAGCGGCAGGATTGGATGATGGATGCCGAAGAGGCTCTTAAGTATGGTTTTGTTGATGTGGTAGATTATTAATGTCTAAGGAACTTTTAGATCCTAAAACCCTTGCTGGATTAGTAGAGAATAGCGCAGTTAAATTGCATTGGTTTTTGGAGCATGGATATAAACCACATTACTATCAGCTTCTATTTCACATTATGAGGAACGACGGTCTTATGACCAGGTTCAAGCATTTGGTTGCTGGTAGGCGCGGAGGAAAGACGCTGGCTGCATCCGAAGATGTTGCATATTACAGTCTTCATCCTAATGAGCATCATAAAGATTATCATGGAGTAGATAAAAAAGATCCTTTGTGGATATGGTGTCTATCTGAGAATTATAAACAAGGCCGACCGGCTCTGTTAATGTTTAGGCAAACTCTTAGAAGGCTTGGATTACAGTCTGATAAAGATTATAAAGAGAATAAAACAGAAAAGCATTTTGAGTTTCCAGATGGAACTCTTGTAGAGTTTAAATCAGCACATGATCCTGAGTCGCTTAGAGGATCGGGCCTGGATTTATTGTGGTTAGACGAAGCTGCTATTATTACTAATGATGATGCTTGGAATATTGTAGTCCCATCTCTTGCTGATAAGCAAGGCGGGGCTTTATTTACGACTACTCCTCACGGTAAAAATTGGTATCATCAGATTTTCTTTGAGGATGAAGCTCTGGATAACCCTGATATCGGTAGAGTTGAATATAGGTCTATTGATAATCCTTACTTTCCTAAGAAGGAGTGGGAGCGTTTGAAGAGAGATTACCATCCCCTCCTGTTCAAGCAGGAGTTTGAAGCGTCATTTGATGCTATGGCAGGAGTTGAGCTTAGTGGTGATTGGCTCCACTACTATACTTGGAAAGATTTAATTGAAGATGTTGGTGGTGAGAAAGGAAAAGCTAATCTTAAATTATATATAGGAGTTGATCCTGCAATCTCCTTATCGGATAGAGCAGATAAGTTTGCTATGGCTCTTATTGGTATAACCGAAGATAATATTAATGCATATCTTCTTGAGACATATTCAGACCGTATTCCTTTCCCCGAGCAAATTGATATGATTAAAACATGGTTCCACAAGTATCGGCCTCTAATGATCGGTGTGGAATCGCAGGCATATCAGGCTTCTCTAGCCCAACAGGCAGCCAGATTAGAGGGATTACCTCCAATTATCCAGATGTTTAGTAGTGGTAAAAAGTCTGATAGGATACTTGGAATGGCTCCACTATTTAAAATTGGAAAAATCAAGGTTCGGAAAGAACATTTTGATTTTATTGATGAGTGGATTAATTTTGATTCCAAAGTTCGTAATACGAAAGATGATTGTTTAGATGCGGTTGAGATTGCTCTTAGAACAGCAGGAGCATTACTGCCTACTCCTTATGAGATTCCTTTAAAGAAGTCTGATAATTGGGAAGAGGCATTTAAACGTGACCAAAGAAGAGAACAAATGCACCGCGAGACTCGTGATCCACAGGACGAATACCTCGGGGGCATATTCTAAGAAAGGAAACTAATGATTTTGCATCCTGTAGAAGTGCCGTTAGGAGCACCTGGCGTATGTATTATTTGCCACGGTACTCCTGATAGGACAAGAACTCCTATAATAAACACTATGAGATTTATTGATTCGGATAGGCCGGGGCCATTGAACGGTTGTATTTACTTATGTGCTGATTGTGTGAGAGCAGCAATGGTGGTTTTGGATTGGCCTGCGCCTGAATTGGTTGAATCTTTACACGAAAAGGCCGGTAATTTAAAATCTCAGTTAGACCATGCACTTAGTCAAGTAGAGAGCCTATCTGATTTCCAACTAGCTATTAATACATTAGATGCTATTGGTTTTAAATTTGAAGGAGACGAATGTTTGGAAGAGGAGTTACCAACAAAGAAAGACAGCTCTACGAAGCCCTCATCCGCACGCTCGAAGAAGAAGTAGGATATTTAAGAGCAATGGTTGGTATTAAGGTGGTTGAGCCTAATACAGAACCACAAGAAGATAATACTGTTGAAATGAGAACTCATGCGATTACTGAACCCGAAGAGGATTTAGAGTGGGAGCTTACATCAGGAAGATTGTCTTTGGAAGAATATGAGGAGCAGTTAAGACGATTAGGTGCTCCAAGTCCAAATATTAAACAGTTGGAGTAATGGCAGAATATAACGAAAACAAAGAGCAACTTAGTGTATCTCAGTTAGTCACACCTCAAGATCATATCGCTAAGATAAAGTCTTTGACTAAGGCTAGGTGGGAGCATGAGAGGGAGTGGAAACTAAACCACGCCTTTTATACCGGCAATCAGTATGCGTTTTTCCCTAAGCGTTCTTCTAATATGGTAACGCTGGCTACTGAGCCTGCCGAATTACCTAGATATAGAGTAAGGCTTATTTCTAATCAGATTATGCCGGGGGTTAGATCATATACCTCAAAGTTAACAAAGACTAAGCCGGTTATTCATGCTGTCCCTAGTGTAGCTACGGAGAAAGCTTCTCGCGGTGCTCAGATTGCAGAGAGATTGGAAGAGCATTGGTGGAGGTCACTTAACCTTGAGGCTAAGAGAAATGAGGCTTGGACGTGGAGTTGTATTGGGGGACAGGGTTGGTGGAAGATTGGATGGGACTTTAATTCAGGTAAAACTATTAACTATACTCTTGGCCCGGATGGCCTTCCTATTATATCAGATAAGATAGCATCCTTATTCCGAGAAACTATGGAGGAGCAAGGAGCAGAGGCTATTGAGGCTACTGTTTCATTGGGGGAGGTTAGGGTTGATGTTCTTTCTCCACATGATGTTATCTTAGATCCTAGTCCTACTGACTATACAGAATGTAATTATGCGTATTGTGTTCATAGGTTAGATCCTGATGAGGTTTACAATCGTTACAAGGTTAGATTGGCTCCTGATACTAGAGGGGTTGATTTAGATTCTCCCACTATTCCATACACAAAGGACGACAATCAGGAAAAAGATTTAGTTACTATTTATGTAGGTTATTTTCGTAAGACTCCCTCTATGCCAAACGGTAAGTATGTTGTTTTTGCAGCCGGACATGAGAAGTTTTTGTATGAGGGCGATTGGCCTTATCCGTTTGATGAGTTACCATTAGTAAAGTTTCCTGGGCTGCAAATTCCGGGTAGTGTTTATGATAGAGCAATTGCTACTGATTCTAGACCTTTACAGTTAGAATTAAATAGAACCATATCACAGATTGTTGAGTATAAGAATCTAAATATCGTTCCTCAGTTTATAGCCCCCGCTAATTCTATGATGAGGAACAGGATTACAGGAGAGCCGGGAGCTATTTGGTTCTACAATCCTACCGCTATTGGTGGGGCAGGGAAGCCCGAGCCCGTTAATTTAGGCCAGCTTCCCTCGTATGTGTTCGATCATGTACAAAATATTATTGTTCGTATTAGAGAAATTTTCCAAATGACGGGAGTAGGTGAGGGAAATATTCAAGGCATCCCTAATCTTGAGGCTGGTGTGGCTATTGATCTCCTACAGGAATTATCAATCGATCAGATGGAGCCTCAAATTCATCAAGGAGAGCAAGCGCTGGCTAGAGCGGGCACTATGATGTTGGCTTTTGCTCAGGAGTATTATGATGAGCCGCGTATAGCTAAGTTAATGGGCGGACGTATAATGGCTGCTGAGTCATTTACTAAAAGCGATATTAAAGATATTGATATTTATATTGAAGCCGGTTCCGGTATCCCTCGAACTCGCGCAGGCAGAATGTTTAGAATTAAAAGCATGACTGATGCTGGTCTTATTCGACCGGATACTGCCTGGAAATATTATGATATGGCAGACATGAAAACTATTGCTGCTAGATTTGCTTTAGATGAGGAGAAAGCTTATCGTGAGAATGATCTTATTCTTAGGGGCTCTCCTATCAATGCTATTGCTGGTCAAAGCGCAATGCAGGCTGTTCAGCAGGGCATTAATCCTTCTACACAGCAATCTATTCAAAGTCCGGAAGAGGCACAGGGAATTGTTATGGATGCGATGTTAGAGCCTGGGCCGGCGGATAATCATTTTGTTGAAATGGAAATCCATGCTATTGCTATTAAGAGTGAGGAATTTCAGTCTTATCCTATGGAAATTCAGAGAGCTTATTATACTCACTTTATTAAGCATCAGCAAATGGCGCAGGCTAGTTCGGCTGAAACTCAGCCTCCCAGGGTGTCCTATCAGATTAGAGGAACGGCAGGAGCTAGTGCCTCTGCTGAAATTCTCAAGAAGTCTGGTGTTGATGTTTCGGTTGAGCAGATGGCAGAGCCTCCTCTTGAAACATGGGTGTCGGATTCAATTGATAAGCCGGACATGGATGAAGCAGGTAATGATCCATTCACGGAAGTTGATCTTGCTCTTGCTCAGAGTAAGTTACAGGAGCAGAGAGCTAGGACGGAGTTAATGGAGAAACGCGCCCGTACTGCAAAGATTACTGCTAAGACAGATGAGACGTAAGATTTATAGTGATGAGGAAAAAGCTAAAGTACGTTTTGTCTTAGCTTCAAATGATGGTAATTTAGCTAAGACAGCTAGAGATACAGGAATTTCTAGAGACACAATTAAATCATGGAATAAGATTTGGTTGGAGGAAGGTACTCCTGAGAAATACGCTAAGCTAGAAGAAAACTATTTAAATAATTATGTCGCAGACGCAGAGCGTGTAAGAAATTTAGCTCTTAAAGAATTAGAATTAATGATCCGAAAGGATGATGTAAAGTTTAGAGATTTGATTGTAGCCTTTGGAATCTTGGAAGATAAGATTACTAGGGCTAAGGGATTAGCAACTAATCGTATTGAAACAGTAGTTCAAATGCCGGACTTAAAAGAGCTTGGTACTCAATTAGGGTCTTTTATTCAAGAGGCACTTGAAGCGGCGAAAGATCGTCGCAGAGAAATTGTTGAAGTAGATAGCGATATTGTTGTTAAGAAGGCACTTACTAAAGGTGAACAAGCATAAAAATGGCATTCACGAAAGGATAAATAATAATGTCTGTACCAAATAATGATGCATCGACAAATGATACGATGACACGAGAGGAAGCAGTAGCAGCAATCCAGGCTGATGTTGATAGTCAATCTGACCCGGATCAAGTTGTTGATGCTTCCACACCTGTTAATACTCCACCTGATCCTACTCCAACCGAGGACGCTCCACCGGATGAGGACGCTTGGAATATTGACGTAAATTCGCTACCGGATGATTTAAAACCATTTGCTAGATCCCTTCAAGGGGATTACACCCGCAAGACTCAGCAGATTGCTGAGTTGCGGAAGCAGTATGATGAGTTTGGTGATCCTGATAGCGTAGCTCAGGCCGTAGCCTTGGCCCGAGCTTTTCAGTCTGATCCTGTAGGGACTCTTCGTAATGTGGAAGATGGGCTAAAGGAGATGGGATTGCTTGAACAGGCAACACCCCAACCTACTCCTTCTGCTACTCCACCTGATGATGACGACCCTGTGCTTGCAAAGCTGGCGCAGGAATATGGAGCAGATGAACCGCTTTTTCAGTTAGTTAAAGACATGCACTCCTCGCTCAAAGAGATCAAGTCGGAACACAAGACTTGGGAAGAAAAACAGAGAGAGCAGGAGCAGGCTCGTCTAGAACGAGAACAGGAAGAGTATTTTGCCAGGTCGGAAACTTCGCTTCGTCAGACCCACGATAGTTGGGATGATGAAGACTTTGACGCGGTTTATGATCTTGTCCTTTCAACAGGGGGAGACATGGACGAAGCTGCGAAACGGTATCAGTCTATTACAGACCGAGCCATTACGCGGTACTTGCAACGCAAAGGTGCTTTACCCACGGGCACGGGTGGTTTGCCTGGTACGGGGCTTGGAACACAGCCCATTGAGAGCGCAAAGAATTTCAAGGAAGCTACAGAGAGAGCTAAAGCTGATCTGGAAGCCTTAGCGGCTGCCGGTGATTTTGATTTAGCTGGTCTTCGTGGTGACTAAGAAGTTCTAAGGCTACGCTTAGGTAGAGTAAATGGACTATAAAAAAGGAAAAGTGATATAAGAAATGCCTGGTGCAACGCTTACTACGTTGGCTAACATTCTTAAGCGTCATTATCTCCCCCCGTATAGGGAGCAGCTTAACAACGGTGTTTATGTGTTAAGTAAGGTTTCTAGCGGTAAGGAGTTCCTGTATGGTTCAGACGCTCGCATTCCGTTACATACTGAACGGTCGGCTGGTATCTCTGCTCGCGCAGAGAGTGGTACTCTTGCGGATGCCGGTAATCAGGGTTGGCAGATTCTTTCTTACGATCTTGTTTATCCGTGTTATGGTCGCGTGAGGCTTACTGGCCCTTCGATTGAGCGGACTTCTTCAAACGTTGGAGCCTTTCTTACGGCTATGAAGTCTGAAATGGACTTCATTCTCAATGATATGAAGAAGGATCTTGCAAGACAGTGTTATGGAGACGGTACGGCTGCAATTGAAGTAGCCTCCAACGGTTCCTCGTCTACTACGGTTACTCTCTCTACTGAGGTTATCCGTAAGGGCCAGGTTTATGCAGGAATGGTTGCTGATATTGGAACCGCTGCTAACTATGATTCTAAGTTAGCTGCTGATGCTGTTGTCTCTGTTGACGAGTCGGCGGGTACTGTGGTTATGACCTCAGCCTCCGATCTGTCTTCGGGTGGCCCGTTCTATATCATTCGTTCTCTTAACGCATTAGCGTCTACCACTAACTATGAGATCAACAATGGTCTTAGTAAGCTGGTAAATACTACTGCGGGTGCTACTGTTGGTGGTCTTTCTTCGACTACTTATCCTGTATGGGATAATAACCGAGATACTGCCGGTGGTGCGCTTACTGAGGATCGTATGATTCAGTTGTATAACCTTGGCATTGCTAAGGGCGCAGACGTTGAGAAGTATGAGATTCTTACGTCTCTCGGTGGCCTTCGTCAGTTCTATAACCTTAAGGTTTCTCAGGTTCGTTATGAGCAGCCCAAGGTTATTAGCGGTGGTTTCTCTGTTCTGGACTTCATGGGTCGTCCTCTTGTGGGCGATTATGAGGCTCCTTATGGAGAGATGCGGTTTCTCGATTGGTCGCACCTGTTTGAGTTCAGTAACAGGGATTTCCATTTCCTCGATGAGGATGGAGATACTTGGAAGTGGGTCAGTGGTGTGGATGCATACGAGGCCGTTCTGACGAAGTATATGGAGCTTGGCGCGGATAGGCGAAACGTACATTCGGTACTCACGTTTACCGATACTACGGGCGTCTAAGCATACAACGCTTAGAAGTTAGTAAAAGGTTTGGGCCGTACCTTAAACGGCCCACTCAAAACTATAAATTCTACATAGGATTATATATGTCTAATATGTTATGGCTACCAAATAAAGGTTTTACTAATCAGGAAATGAGAGAGGTTGATCGCGCTGTCTCTGAATACGATGAGCGACTATTCTTTGCTCATGATCCTGAAACTGATCTCTTTGTGATCTATATTAAGATGCCACACGGACAAGATCCATATCCTGTTTGTGGGTTTACTAATGTTCCCTCTAAATACGATGCTCTAAAGTGGTTGAAGAAAAATGATTCGAGGGTACACGGAACAGATAAGTTATGGTCGGATCATATTAGTGAGGCTAAGAAAGAAAGAAGTAAGAAGACTCCTGAATTTGAAGATGCTCAAGAAGAGATTGCTGAGGCTGTTGAATCTTATGCTAGAAATAATCAGGATCTTCGTTACTGGAAGAGTTATTCAAAAGAGTTTGAAAGTAAGAATAGGTAAATAAATTGACCGTTGCAGAGATTATAACGGATATAAAAGAGCATGGATTTACTGATTATACTGACGCTCAATTAGTTAGTATAATTAATGATGCAGTTTGGGATATTGACTCTAGAGAACAGTGGCCCTATTTGGATACATCTATTGATTTAACGTTTGCTGCTAGTTCCTCTACTGCATCTAACTTTCCTGCTCAGTTCTCAAAAGTATTAAGTGTTGTTAATGCTTCTACTGGCGTTGTGTTAGTGCCAGAAGCTTTTGATGTAATCAGGAAAAGTTATCCAACTGCTCTTACAACTACAGGAGAGCCAACTAGATATTATTTCATTGGTACTCAGTTTAATGTATATCCGGTGCCGGGAGCAGCAACTACTTTGAAAATGGCGTATACTCAATGGCAGACTGAGTTAACTGCTGCCTCTATTGAAACTGCCATTCTCCTTCCTCCCAGGCATCATCGTTTAATTGTTCTTAAATCTCTTGAAAATATATATTTGAAAGAAGATGATCTTCAAACCTCTAATTTCTTCTCTAATCTTTTTGATAAGAGGTTTGCTAATATGACGTATGATATGACGATGCAACAGTTTGATAGACCCCAAAGAATTTACAGTGTAGATTTTGATGAGGGTTGGGATTATTACGATAGTTAATGTCGGTTGATAGTATTGATTTAACGGGAGGTTCTAGCACAATTAATCGTGCTGTTGCTCCGCATCTTATTTCCGATTATGAATTTGAGTTTGGTACTGATGTATTGTTTGATCGGCCTGGATATGTAAGGCAGAGAGGCCCCCTTAAGAGAGCGCAGAATACAGACCCATCTAACACCCCTACTGTAGCTAGCTCTACTCCATATGCAATTGTGCATTGTATTGATCCTGCTGGTATTGTAAAGGTAGGGCTTCTATTAAATGTTAGTAGTCAAATGCGTTTATATGTTCTATCTTCTGATTATGAAACTGCAACTAATGTAGATAATTGGGGAGTTGATGGCGATGTAATTGCCACAAGTCCAAGCGTGGGACAGGCAGGAGGTATATGGATTGGTTCTTCTTTAAACTTTGTTACTTCAAGTAATGCATTATTGTGGAGAGGGGCTAGTGTAGCAGGGGTTGTTGAACCCGCTACAGAAACTATTTCATGTACGAGAGGATCAACTACTGTTACAGGATCGGGTACTAGTTTCCTAACGGAAGCATCCTCCGGTTCCTTTTTGTTTGCTAGAACAGATACGTTTACATCTACAAGCTGCTATATTGGTGTAGTAAAAAGCGTTACTAATGATACAGAGTTAGTATTAGAAGCAGGAGCTTTAGATACATCTACTACTAAGGCTTATACTTTAACTGGCCTTAGAAATAGACAGAATCATCAGAGTAGAGGGAAAATTACTTGTACCACAACCTCAACTGCTCTTACAGGAGGTAATACCAAGTTCAGGTCAGGGGGGTTGGATAATAGTTGGTATTTATTTAGGCGCAGAGACATGGCTTACATAGGTAAAGTTTCTACTGTTGTTGACGAGGATTCAATTACATTAGCTGCTAACGCTGCTGTAGACGCCACTAATGAAGAGTATGTAGCCATTGATATTGACAAAGGAAATGCTGTTGATTCTAATAATACGGCAACAGGATTTATTACTGCTACATATGCTAATCGGCAATGGTGGCTTGGAGCCAATTATAGTAATGGTTTAACAGATATAGGATCAACCGCTATTTTTTCAGATTTGTATGATGGAGAAAGTGTATATCTTGAAAAAAATGTGGGGGATTTAATTGTTGTTCCCAATTATTTCTCTGAGACAAATACCCCCATCTTAGGAGCAGTTGGTACGTTTAGCGGTTTAATGATTTTTAGGGAAAATGAAACTTCTTTGTTATTGGGAGATAGTCCCGATCAGTTTGTAACTAGGCCCCTGTATAAGGACGGACTACTGCATCCTCAAAGTATTGCTCCATATGAGAACGGGATAGTATGGGCAGGCCGCAGAGGTATTCATTATTTTGATGGTGCTTCTGTTATTAATCTTACGAGAGATACATTAGGCGATTGGTATGTCCGTAATTTTAATGATTATGATTACAAAACAAATAGTGTGTGGGCGATAGTTCACAGAGATCATTATATAGTTTATCTTGAAGGACAAGATACTACTTTTGTTATTAATTTAAAGAGTGGTGCTGTATCAGAGTTTACTAATGTTCAAATTAGAGGAGGTACAAATCTACCGGGAGAGGCTACATTAGCATCCAACAAGCCGTGGGCTGTAATTAAAGATACAACAGGCGCATCATATATTGTTGATGTTGATAATTTATTTGATGAATCAGGAGTAGATAATCTTACTTGTACGGGAGAAACAATTGGCCCGAATATAAAACTAGAATCAAAGATATTTTCTTTGAATGAGTCTATGATAAAGAAGTTTTGGAAAGCATTAGCAATGAATTATAGAGCCGTTGGTTCAACTATTAAGGTTGAGGTTGCTACAGGATTAGACGGTTCTTATGCAGCCCTTACCCCTACTCCTAATTCATTTGCAACTAGCTCTACTTATGTTAGAAAGAGAGTTAAGTTTCATAAGTTTAATGAGTTTATTAGATTCAGATTAACTCCTACAACTGCAAGTGCTTTGTCTCAGTTTTGGTTTAATGATCTATCGCTGTTCTTCCGCTTCCAGAGGAAGGAAAGATTTTAATGGCAATTAACGAGACAGGAATTAATCCTCTTACAAGAAATACTATTGGGGAGTGGACTACTGAACGCCTCCAAAAATATTTGATGGATATAATTCCTCGTTATGCCCCTCAGATTTCTGTTAGTTCAGGAGATTCGTCAACAGGAGGAACATTAGAGTTTCTTGTTGATGGAACAGAGTATGGAATTATAGATCAGCTAGAATTATTATCAGGAACCGGCACAACATTAACTGTTGATGATTTAGGTGGTTATGTAAAGGTTACTATTGCATCATCCGGTTCCGTGCCTGATAATGATTATTTAGATGGGATGGGTTATGTGGCCCATACTTACCGCCAAATTTTAGCACAAGGTACTCAGGCTAACGGAGCAGGTCAATTCGTTGCGGCTGCGGTTCCAATCCCCCCTGACTCCACAATAACTAATATACATTGTTGGATTGTAACAGCCGGAACGGGATCTAGTAATACGTATGCAGGTATTTATAATCTTAGTGGTACTAAACTAGCAGAGACAGGAAATGAGTCAACTGCTTTTAATTCAACAGGACTAAAAACTTTGGCTTTAACTTCCCCATATTCTATTTCGACAAAAGGTTTGTATTATGTAGGATGGACACACGATGCAACTGTAACAAGAGCAGCTTGGGCTGGAAACGAGGACGATAGAGCCGTAGTTGCTGGCCCTGCCGGTGTTTTTCCAACTATTAATCACGGCAGCGGTTTAACATCTCTTCCTGCTTCTCTTACTCCTACTGCTGCTACTAATTCAACCTCAGTGTGGGTAGCTTTATCATAAAGGATAAAACAAATGGCGACTAATTTTGGTGGTGCTCGCTACTGGCGGGGTAAACTATACAAAACATGGGATGATATGTCCGCTGCTGTTAAATCAGCGGGGATAAATCCGGATGACTTTTTAAAGAAACATCAGGCGGTACAAAAAGCATATGGTGTTAGTCCTCAGAATGTAACCTTACCAGGAAGCCCTGATGCTCCCTCAGAGGGCGCAGGAGGCCCCGTAGGCTCATCCGTTATTCCAGGAGTAGGTATCTACGGCATGATGCAGAGTCAGGCTGAGCTAGCTTATGAGCAGGCTCTTGGTTCTATTCAACAGAGAGAGCAGGACATATTGCAGCAGTATGGTTTTCAGGGTCAGTCAGGAGCAGAGGGAGTCACAAACATTACCGAAGATCCTACCTCTGCATATGGTGTTCTTCCAATGCTCCGTAGATCACAAGCCATTACTGGACAGAGGCAGGAAGATATTACTGCTGGACGGGGTATTGGTAGACGAGGATTAGCAGAGCAGGGACAGGAAGATTTACAGTATCAGGCGGGATATGAGCAGGCACAAGCTTTCTCTGGATTCCGTAGAGACATTCAGGAAGCTGCTCAGGCTAGACAGGAAGCATCTTCCTCATTGGGGCAGACTAATCTACAGATTGAAATGGCTGCTTTACAGGACGCGATTGCTAGTGGGCAGTTTACCCCGGCTGATGTTTCCTCTCTGTTGGAGGAGACTACAACTACTGGCGGAGGTAAGAAGAAAAAGCCTGGTCAAGCTGGTGGCGGAAAGGGCAAAGGACGACCTCCCAGGGGTAAAGGAAAACCTCCCAAGGGGGTAGTTACTGTTCCTGGCCCAACCAAAAATCAAATCTTATATCAGCAAAGATTATTTAATACTACAGCACAGCTAAGAAAATATTTGCAAAAACGAGGAAAGAATCTTAGGTGGTTTAAGAAGAGGTATCCTAGTAAATGGAAGACTATAGTAGGTAAAGATAATGGCGTTTAACTTTAGTAATACAATGTTCTTTGATACGGTTAAGACGAAGACTACTAACGCTTGGGTAGATAGTCTAAGTGTTCCTGCATTAAAGAAGTTCTTAGAAAAGAAGGGATATCCTAGCTATGCTTTAATGACCCCAAAGGGTATCCAGCAAACATTGGATGCATTTAAATCAGGTATCAAGCCAGATCAGTTTGGATCTTTCACTGGCGATTCTGGACGTGGGCATCCCAGGGGCGGTAGAATAGCGGATAGAGTATTTGAGATCACGGGACAGACTCAAGCTCCCCGTAGTGGTGGTGTCCCGTCTATTGATGAAATAATGGGGTTACTAAGTGGGGCTGCTGGTCAACAACAGGTTCCTACTATTGATCTTCCTTCTGCTCCTGATTATAACGCCTTATTAAAGGGGATGAAACCCCCGAAGATTAATATTAAGAAGCTGAAACAGCAGATTCGTTCTTCGTATAAACCATTAATCCAATCTTTAAGAAAACAGAGAAAGGCTGGTGAATTACAAAGTGAACAAAATCTTGCAGACATTGAAGGATGGTACAACCAAGTTGAGACTACTGCTGCTGAGGGTAGGGAGAGAAATATCGAGGCTGCTAACGCTGCTAAAACAACCCTAGATAATTCTGTACAGGCTTTCTTGGGAGCTATTGGTGGCGGTGCATCACCGGCTGCTGCTGATATTGCCAAAGCCGGTATTGCTTCTGCTGGTGGTTTAGCTGCTATCTCTCAGGCCCAGGCTGGATTTGACAATAGGCTTGCTGGTCTTATTGGGGCTGCTGAGGTTGATTCAATGAGAGCAGAGAAGAACCGCGCTTCTCAGCAAGCTCTTGAGACTACATTACAGATGTTACAGCTTAAAGGAGAGAGACGTTCAACTATTCTTGAAGCTGTAATGGGAGCTAAGCAACAGAATTATCAGAATAAATTACAGTTTATTCAGATGAAGGCTGGTTTTGCTGAACAGTCTTTCCAGAATGCTCTTGCTTTAGCTCAGATTAAGTTCGAGGCTGAGGCTGCTTTTGCTCAAGCCTCTGATCCTGCTGCTCTTATTCAGTCAGCTATTGATATTCAGTATGGAATTATTAGAAACCTTCAAATGCAGCGTAAGGATAAGAAATCTACGTTTGATAGAACCATGGAAATTCTTGAGGTTCAAGGCAAGAAGCTTGACAACATTAAGAAGACTATGGATATTTCAGGTACAGGCGGGGTATCTCAAACCGAAGCTAGAGGCATCAACAATGCTCTTGAAGATGCTATTGGTTTGGGGAAACCAAACTCAGTCACTAATCCTACTGCGGTTGTAAGAATTGTTGTTAGCACTATTAGACAGCTTGGACTAGATCCTTATATGGGTGAGGGTAGAAGAATCAGGCTTGCATTCTTGCAGCGGTTCTTTAGACTTGGGCCTACCGGGCTTCCAATCTCAGAGTTTGGTGATATTGGAGCATAATAATGGCTAATGTTTATGGTGGAGTAAAATCCCAAAGCGGGGGATCTACCGGAGTATATGGAGGTAAAGCCAAGAGCAGGAGTTTTTCTGGATTCTTTAAGAACTTTGCTCGTGACGTTGAGCAGGCTGCTACTGGATTCTTTGTTGGTGTTGGTGGTATAGTAGTAGATCCTATAGAAACCGCTAAAAAGATCTATGAGAGTTATGGGGAGAGTAGCCCTTGGGGGCCACTATTTGTTGGTGATTTTGGCGAAGCAGGGAGACGGTTTTATTCTCATCCTCTTGGGCCTATTTTAGATGTTGCTATAGTAGCGTCTGCTGGTGGAGCAGTAGCAGGAACAGCCGCAAGAGCAACGGGCAGACTTCCAAAAGTAGAGATGTGGGATACAGCTATTGCTGCTGGTAAGCCTGGGGAGGTTGGTATTTCTATGAAGCGGCTCTCCCCTAATCTTTTTACCAAGGCCAGGCAAAAAGCTTACATGAAGTTTGGTGATTCATTAGCAGAGTTATATGCCCCTGCCGGTAAATTTGTAGGCCCGTCTGCTAGACATGAGTTTGGAATGAGGAAGGTTGCTTCTGCTCGCAGGAGAGCAACAGCGTTTGCTGCTAGGGATGCATCTACTTTATTTGCTAAGGCTGCCAAGATTGCTAATGAGCCCCTAAGTTTGTCTCTATACGCTAGAGAGATATTTAAAAGACAGTACAAAAATCAGAAAGACCATGCCATTCCTTTGGAGACAGATAAACTTCCTAGGGGTATGAGATATTTAACTGAGGAATCTGCTGCTCTTCCTAGGGTATCTGTTATTACTACTGAGAATTTCCCCAAGCTTATGGATAGATATCCAGTGTTTGCTACTACAAAAAATTTAGCCAAGGCTGCTAGAGATCCCGCAACTGGAAGACCATTAGGTGTATTTCGGCTTAAATCAGGTAGGTGGAATACAGAATTACAATCTACTAATAAAATTCTGTCAACAATTTGGCACAAACCACAGCAATTATGGAAGTGGAATGTTTTGTTTGCCCCTCGTTATGTTGTAAACAGTGTGACAGGCACTACTCTTATGTTGGCTATGACTTCTAATCCAATACAATTCTTTGGTGGTCTGGTTAGTGCGATTCGTGGAGCTAAAGGATTAAAGGCTGCGGAAGAGTTTATTGATTATGGATATAAAAGCCTAAATCAGGGGTGGGTTAAGAAACATTATCTAGCCCCATATGAGGGATTCATTGGAGAGATTGAGTCTCAGCTTCTTCTTAGAGAAGCAAAGCCCAAGGGCAGGATTAGAGGGGCTGCTGTTAAAGTAGCTAGAGCACCGCTTGAGTATACAGCTAAGTTAGAGCAGGGACTACGAGCAGCCGCTATTAGAGAATTCGTTGTGAGACAGCCCGAGGTAAAGTCTTTAATGAAAGAAAGAGGGATATCTTTTGATAGAGCTGCTGATCTTGCTTCTCGTGATCCTAAGTTTAGGGCTAGGGTTGTTCAGGATATTGAGAACAGGATGGGTCAGTATTATCATTTTGAAAGATCAGAGAATGTAATGAGACAGATTGTACCATTCTATGCTTGGGATAGGGCTTTAGTACGTCATGTTAGAAATTTACCTGCTTACAAGAAGGACGCTATCTACAATGTGGGGGCGTTTGGCGGGGAATTAGTTGAGGAAGCCCTTGCTGGTGGGGAAGATTTCCCGGATAGTTTCTTGTATGGTCTTGTTCCTTTTGGAAAAGAAGGGGAAAGTAAATTAGGGGTTCCAGGTATGGCGGGAAGGATTCCTGTTGTATCAACTGCTGGTGCTAATCCTTACGCCACCGTTGCAGAGGTCATGAAACCTCTATTTGGTAAAAGACCACAAGATTTAATGGCAGGAGTCACCCCGTTTATAACGGCTCCTCTATCTGTAATAGAGGGTCGTAGTGCAACTGGCGAACCTGTAAGACAATTACCTGTACCTGGCCCCCTTGGTGTGGGAGCTAGTGCAGTTGCACAAATCTTTGAGACACTACCCCTTGCCCGCCTTGTATCTGCTGCTACAGGATTAACTGAGCAGGATACATATACTACAAGTAGGGGGGAACAGCCGTTCTTATTCTCCAAAAGCTGGCAGGAAGTTTTAGCTGCATATCTTGGTATTCCCGTTAAACAGGTAAGCCCCAAGGCTGTTGAACGAAGGATTGGTCTGGCTAAAAAGTTAGGGCAGATATAATGGAAGATAACAACAATCGTATAAGTGTATCCAGAGAAACACTAAGAGCAGAGTTAGTTACTTTGGAGCTTAGGCTGGTTGAAAAACTGGCTAGTGAAGAAGATTTAGAGGATCAAGAAAGGCGTATACGCTCCTTAGAGCGGTGGAAGTATGCTCTACCTACATCCTTTTTGTTTTCTATTAGTGCAATTATAATAGCTTCTCTTGCAAAAGTTCTTGGTTTCTAATGCCACCTCCCTCTAAGTCATACCTTGAAAGTCAGACTAATGTCTTTAAGAAAAGTTTTCTAAAAACACAGCTTCTTGGTGCTGCTCTTGGTCTTAGAGGCAAGGTAACAAAATCAAGAGATGAGTTGTTAGCAGATTTGGAGGCTGGATTTGGGAAGAAGGGGACTGTAGAGAAAGCTGTTTCAGATTTTTTTGGAAGTAGGATGAAACCTCCTAGTAATAAGTGGCAGCAGGCGCTTGAATTTATTGGCATGTTGACTCCCGCAGGAGGCGGCCTACGATCCGCAAGGGGTGTTACAAAAATACCCAAAGTATTTCATGTAACTTCTTCGTCTCCTGAAATTGCTATAAGGCAGCCTAGTGCAGGGTATTCAAGAGGACTTCATGTTGGAGCTTTAGAGTCATCTGTTGCAAGAGCAAGAGTTATTGGTAAAAGCAAAAAACTATTTCAAGGTAGAATTGAAGCACATAAATCAAGGGTAGCAAATCTTGAGGAGCGTGTTTCTGCCGGGTTAAGTGATTCGTATGTTAATAATCTACAAGAAATATGGACTTATGTATCACGGTCGCTAGAGAGAGAGGGGTTTGAACCATCCGCAGGTAATATTAGATCGCTACTTAAGAGAATGAAAGATAATCCAAAGCTTTCAAATAAAATAATTCCTCATGGAGTATGGGAGAGAGGATCGTTACGGGCAAATGACATGTTTGATGATCTTATTTCCAAGGACGTTTTCCCGTATGCTAATGCTGTTGAGATTGGCCCTTCTCCATCCTATTTCCTGCCTATCCCTAAGCAGCTTAGGTATCGAGAAGTTGATTTTAGAAAAACATCTGCAAGAGGATCAGGATTTGAGAATCCACTTAGAACCACAGCAGGTGGTAGTCCTGGAAAACCCGCCTATTCACAAATAAAGTTACATAAAAGCGCAAACGATCACCTTAAGCGCATCCTTGAAAGAGCCGATAAAGAAGCAGTTTCTCCAATAAATATTTTAGAGAGTGATGTAAAGACGGGCCATGTAACTAAGCAAGAATACGACCTTATTATTGGTGAGCTTGTTCACGGGAAGACAATTGTGCCTATCTCTGGAATACATAATGTCCCCGGAAAACAATCATTAGCCGATATATTTTCTAATGAAGAGTTAGGGATTTTGGGCGATAAAGTAATTGATGCTTATAACACGGGTAAATTAGGCCCGTCTCAAGTTAATCTTATACTTAAGTTTTTCAAGGAGGGCAAGTCTGTCTCCTTTGGAATACATAAGTTTGATCCTGTCCCCGGTTCTCCGAGTGTTGACAAACTAATGAAGCTTATGGGGATATAATGCCGCCTCCCCCAAAGACAAGACCCCGCGTTGCTACTGGACTCAGCCTAGCATACAGACGTATGTTTGCTAAGTCTCCTAAAGAGAAGGCCAAGGTATTCTCTAGGCTAGGTACTCAGCCTGTTACTACTGAGGACTTAGATTTTAGGATAGAGAGATTTAGTTTTCCTTTATTACAGAAAGAAACAGCGTCCTTTAATAATTTCCTTGATAAACATCTTAGACGGGGTGCTGCTTTCGGTACTGTCCCATCTAATATTCATGTGGCCAGATATAAGCTCGGGGAAACAAAAATTCCTAATCGGGTTA